CCCTTCAGTATTGGTGTAGCAGTATTTTTATATGTAATTGTATTAGGATCTTTTTCTATGAATGCTTCTAGTGTAGCGTGGTGCATCTATTTTTATATTCTTTCACTGATATGCCAACTTCGTTTAACACTGTGGCATCTGAAGGGTGATGCTTACGCCTATTAAATGTTTCAACCAAACCAAGTTCTAGCATAGCCTTCTGCCGGCCGAACGGATGATTTTTAATTTTACTTGACGACCAGACGTTATCCATATCTACATGCGAGTAGTGCGCGCCAGGTCTCATATAGTTTTCAACCCATCGGATATAATCACAACAAACATCTTCTGCGTTATACGGATATGACTTCGTGTCTTCGTAGATTTTATCCATTACTTTGTCAAGAAATACTTCTTTCTTCATCTTTACTGTTGGCTTAGCCAAATAAGATATACACTCGACAGCATTAGTACCATAATAGAAATGTGATTCTTTGTTAACAAACTGTGGATACCAATCGCAAATATCGGCAACCACTGCAGCATATTGAAAAGTATAACGATTAAGGCCGTTTCGTTCATTCCACGCACCCATATATTCTCCAATTTCTCGGAGATCCTTTCTTTCATTCGAAGATTGCAGCCACTCTGCCATTTCCCTTGCAAGGCGAGGAGCAAATTCTGCTAGATAATAATCACCGCTTCTTTTATAATCTGAACCTTCTGGTCTTTTTGGAAACTTTGGAAACTGATAACCAACTGAAGTATAAAATGGTGTATTATGTCTTTTCATATGCCAAATCATATCTTCAATAGTTCTAGCCTTATGAAGTGTAAATAATAATGTGTTATGATAACCAGACGGTTTAGTTGCATAATTAATAGCAGAACCACAGACACGGTGCAAGATAAAAAGATACAGCCATTCTGGCAAATCAAAATCTTGATGTTTACCAGTCCAATTTTCTGCTACTACTTTACGTTGATCGCAATGTAAACCAGCTTGCATCTTCTTCCAGTATGGGTGATCTTCAGTCCAACCTGACCAGCAATCATTCATAATCTGTGAGAAGCCAGCATACTTACGTTCAACGACATCGTATAATTCAATCCAATGCATTAGATCATCGTTCATTTCAGACTCCATATGGGGAATCATACCATATGGAGCTTCTTCTGAAACATTGCACTTTACTTGTTGTTCTTTCGCTTTATGAAAGTAATCTATAAAGTCATCATAATATTCGGTAGTTTCTAAACTCATTTTTTTAAATCATATATCCGTTGTTCTTCTGGGCTGGTAGCATAAGCTGTGTATGCCATATCAGTTTCAAGTGTTTTAATTCTATCTTTAAGTTCTTCAATTTCTTTTGTAAGTCTCATATTGGTATATTCTGTATTAACACCAATACCTTCTTCACGTAGACGCCGCTTCATGTAATCTTCATGACGTTCTTGAACCTGTGACATTTATAAACTCCCAATTTATTTTTGCTTGATCGAACATACCAGCAGTCGTTTTCCAGGATTCTACCCACTTTAATGGTATATCTTGTTCTTTCATGACTACTCTTTTTATGCCGACTTGTATTACACCCTTTGCACAGTCACTACAGACTGGCAGCCCTGTAACATATAAGGTACTACCTTCAAGGCAAATACCATGATATGTAGCGTTATATATGACATTCATTTCAGCATGAACGACATACTTATATTTAGTTTCACGATCTTCATAATGTGATACTCTATCTTCAATACCACGAGGAAATCCATTGTAGCCTTGAGACAATACTTGTCCCTTAGCCCCAACCGCGATTGCACCGATTTGTGTTGAAGGATCTTTAGACCAAGAAGCAATGTTCTCAGCTAAACTTAAATATCGAAGGTCCCATTTACTTGACAAGATCAAAATGCCTTTCGTAAACGTGCAAGTTTTGAACTTGCCATGTAATTTGTCCTGCTTCTACGCCAACATCTTCAGCGACATGATCTAAAACATATTGCTGCCAAGCATAGTCATTTTTGTATCCGTACACGACATCATTTGACCGCATTTGGACCACTGACTGTAATTTATCATTGCGAATATAATAAGTAACAGCATTAGTACAAATAAAATCGTTTTTGCCATTTTCAGAATACTCTACCCATATGCTTGGTCTATTATAGATCATACATGCCCGACGTGAATCAGGATTATGTGTTAATTCGTTAACGACATTATCATATTGACGAAACCACTTATCGTCAAAGATGAGGTATCCATAGTTTGAGTTGATTTCTCCATGCTGATTTGCAGAGTACTGCCAAGCTGCTGGAGGTGATCGATCATTTCCATAAATGTCATTGATGTTTGTTGATCCGGAGAGGTACCAATCGATTTCATTTTGAATATACTCCTGGTTCGGTTTACCAAAGATGGATTCTTCATCTGCGATAAAGGACGCACCAATCATTTCAATTGTTTTTTGTCCTGTTTTATCTATAGTAAATCTTTCGTTTTTTAATTCATCAACGAAAAAGTTTCTAACGTCTTTAACATTCATCATCTGCTAGAGCTTCCTTAATGTTTTTACCCCATAATTCAGCAGGTACATCTTCTCTTGCTGGATATACTTCATCTAGACCTGGCTCTGTATAGACAACTTTAGTTTTAGGTCGATTTAGAAAATCATTATTAGGATCTTGGCCTTGCATCTTACCACGAGAATACTCAACGATAAATGAACAATAGTTGATCATATCTTTTGCTGAATCTTCGAGTGATTCAAAATTAGGATTATAGTTTGGATCTGATTGCATAGCTTCGATAACTGAACGCATACGAAGCATCTTAGCATGTACAATGTCAAGCAACGTTGCAACACCTTGTGGGTAATAATCAACTTGCTTGATCCGCGAATGCGGGTTTTGATAGTCATTGCCTTTCTTCACTTGAAGTTCGGCACACTCTTGTAGGACTTTAACTGATTCTTTCATAATACACCTATTATACCACATTTACATATTTTTGTACACATATTCTAACGCTCTGTCTGCTTCTTTATCTATAGGCCGATTTTGATACCAATTGCCAGTTTCAGAATCAAGCTGTCTACACATAACTGAAATTTCATTTGAAGTAATAGGATACTTCTTTTTGATTGCACTGCTTGCAACCGCAACCATGATTTGATACATTTTATGATACCAACCAGTATTGCTTATTGCTCTGTATTCTGCTTCAAGCTTTCGTGGAAAGAAGGGACAATCGCGATAGGACGACCACACCACATTAGTGTTGTCCATCCCGTTTTTTCTATGTTCGATGATTTGTCGTTGGATTTCATCTGGGAGTCTGTCAAAGAAATTGCTTGAGTTTGATTTTTGAGCATAAGGGAATTCCTTCATTAAATCTTCAGGATCAATAAAATCACCATCGCGAGAGAAGATAAAGTTGTGAGCATTAAAGTAAGTAGCAGGTATATAATACATCCGAGCAAGGTCTTTTGTTTGCTCATCTCCAATTCCTCCGAGAGCCTTCTGTAACGCGAAATTGAAACTAGAAATTTCTGCATTCGATAGCGTTCTTTTAAGTGGAAAAATAAGACGGAACTTCGGTACACTACTAGTGGAACTAGCAGTAGAATAACAGACGAAACGCCAATTACGAGTATACTTAGTGAGTGCATCTTCTAATTTACCTTCAAAAACATAATCATCAACATCAACAGCGCACCAACCTCCCCATTCAATAACATTAGCATTCGCGCGAGTACCACCATTATATACCGCAGGAGAAATGAGATCAGCCTCTTTCTTAGAAGTGATCTCACGTTCTGATAGTTTATATAAAACTCGTTCAAGTGCATCAAAGTTTGACAACTTGACAGATTTATCGGTTTTATTATCGAAGACGCTATTAAAGAGCGTCGCTGATATTTCCGGTGTTTTTGTCATGGTTTGGTCCAACCCATCCTTCTGGCTTAATTAAATCTGGCAATCCTAATGGATTTGGCCGAGACTTTTTAATGCCACGTTCTTTCATCATATTAGCAGTGTGTACTTCTTCCCATGCCTTTTGCGCATCAACATTAAACGCATCAAGTGTGCCGATCGCGATCACACATAAATCAATAAGACCATCAACAACTTCGGCAGCATCTTTATTATTAAAGGCATCTTCTGTTTCGGTCAATTCTTCTTTTAGAAAATTAATTCTAAATTGTAAAAACTTATTTAGCCGTGACCAATCTTTTTCTTCGCGGTTAAGTTCTTCTTTAATCCAATCATGTACACCATATTTAGCGTGCATTTCATTGATATCGTGATGCCATTGATTCATAGTTTACTCCATTTCTATTTTGTATATTATACACTATATTGTTCAGTTTGTACATGCTTTTATGCAAAGAATGCCTCTAAAGTATTTTGTGGTTCTGCAGTCCAACCGATTGAATCAAGAATAAGAATAAGTGGTTCAATAAATGTTTTCTCAAACTGCTTATCATAGTCAATATGTTTATGTAATCCAAATTCTTTTGGTAACACATCTGGAAAAGCGATAACATTTTCTTTTACCACGTTTGGACGTTTCATATAAACGAACTTGATTCTAGAACCATTTTGAATAGCTTCGTACTTATTCATCATACCAGATTCTTTGAGAGCCTTGTTATATACAAGCGAACCACGTACATGAATTGGTGAACCTTTTTTATACACCATTTTTCGATCTTTCCAATTTGTAATATTAGTCACACTACGAGGAAAGGCCACCTGTTCTGGAGGCAGAGACTTAAACTCAGATTTAAATTGTTGAATAAAGTTTTGAGTATCGTCTTCGTTACCAGATATGATTACGTCAAATATCTGTTTAAATTTATCTCGACATATTTCTGGTGTAGAACTTTTAATAGCTTCGATACCCATGATTTTAAGCTTTGGTTTTTCGTATTGAACACCTTCGCTATTATGGACATTAAGGATATAACGTTTCTTTGCAGTCCATATGCCACGATCGGCAATCACTTCTCGACCCATCTCCATACGAGGTTTATAACAATTCATATTATTATATAGTTTTTCGTATGCTTTAGCAATGCATGGCTCGAAGTGTTCTGCACTGATTTTATCAAGAAATTTGACTGGATCTTTTGGCTTTAGCTTATCAATCAATGGACCAAAATTAATATACAATGAATCAGTATCGATAGCAATAACATAATCTTTAGTAGTGTCAAGTAGCTTATTCATTTCTTGATTGACGGCTCGCTCTGCCCACTGCACAGCTAACTGACCAGTAAGAGTAATGCCTTCGGCAATACGAAGATCAAAGTATTTAAAGTATTGATTACCAATAGCACCATACAAAGAGTTCATAAGAATCTTAATAGCCATTTGCTGATTATGTAGTCTATTGATTTCTTTTTCGAGATCTACAGATTTTTGTTTTTGATATGATTTCTCAGCAGCAAGCATTTGATTTTTGATTGACTTACGCTCATCGTAATAGTCAACAATAATATTAGGAACTACACCATCAAAGTTTTTATTATATGTAGAACCATTTGCGGCAACAGTTACATCATCATTACGAATGGTTGGGTGTAATGGATCCATATTGCTTTTACTATATTCAAGGTAATGATCGACACCGCCTTTAGTATTATCTTCTGGATTTTTCCGTAATGTTTCAGGAGACATATTCCACTGTACAATAATATTTGGATACAGAGAATTCAAATCAAAAGAAACAACCCAATCATGCATGCCAACTTGAGGAGGCTTGACATAACCACCTTCAAATCTTTCTTTAAGCATTTCGTCGCCACCAACAACTGGTGCTGTACGTTGCCAATTAAGTTTACGGTATATGATTGATTCCCATATTGCAGTGGTACCAAATGTGTCTGTGTAATTAACACCACCTTTATATGCCACAGTCATAGCAAGTGTGATAAGACCCATCTTATCTTCTAGTCTATCAACCAACTCAACATCTTTCATATTATAGTCGATATACCGTTGGAAATCATCTTTATATAGATTACGCAATGAGCCAGACTCTTCGTACGAGAGTTTCTTTTCGCCAAGAACTACATACGCAATATGATCGAGTTTATAAGATTCTTGTGCGCCATACGAATAGCCAAATTTTTGAAAAAGATCGAGATAATCAAGACATTGAATACCAGCTAAGTTATAAGTAGTGGCTTCTCTACCACGCTTAGTAACTTTACGATGATCTACCATACCCCATGGCGAAAACTTTTTAACACTTTCTAAACCAAGCACACGATTGACACGATTAACAAGGTACGGTATGTCAAAGAATTTTACATTCCAACCAGTGATAACATCGGGATAAGCAGATGCCATTGACCAATAATCGAGGAACTTAAGGAGTAGATCAATCTCATCATCGCATTTGATATATCTAACTGGTTTGATAAGAGCCTTTTCGGTGTCATAATCACCCATAGCCCATACTCGATACACACCATCAATATTATTTTTGATAGTAATAGCAAGAACTTCTTGGTCGGCAATTTCTGGTTCGGGAAAACCATTTTCATAGGCGGTTTCGATATCGATTGTAGTAACATTGATTCTGTCACGTTCCCACAATATCTCACCAGGATATCGCTGTGTAATATATTGATGAATATAATTTGAGTGGCCGTAGATTTTAAAGCTACCTACATCGCTATATTGCTCGAGCCACTGTTTTGACTCTCGCATTGAATTAAATTCTACTGGACCAATGTTAGCACCATCAAGGCCACGCCACTGTGAATCGGCCTTTGATGGTACAAAAAACTTTGGTTTAAACGTATCTTTTTTATAGACACGTTTGCCGTGGCCATCGTAACCACGGTATAGCATTGAGTTGCCATAACGAACAACTGATGTATAAAATGCTGACATACAACCTCCAAATAATACTAGTATTATACCATAATTTAAATAGATTGTACACCGTTTTAATCAGCCACAGCCCTCATTCTTTCTACAAGTCTTTCTGCCCGATTGGTTACTTGCTGATACCATGCAGAGTCAACCATTTCGTCGGCTGCAGCATTCCAATCTTGAGCATCTACTCCGCGTTTCATTCCTTTAAATTTAGAAAGACGTGGTCTACCCATATTGAACATCATATTAGCTATAATTTGTTGGACTTCTTCGGGCAAGTCGTAATAGTCGGGATAGAGGGTTTCGCAGTCAGACAATACGATTTCGACGTCTCGTTCAAAACACTCGTTGACTCGCTCTTCGCTGACAGCAGTTCCAACCGGTTCTTCGAATTCTTGATCTGATTCCAAGACCAGATGCCCAATACCAAAAGTAGGCAAATCCAGATGATCGAGGTAGATTTCATATTTTACACCTTCATCTATTTTTAGCTGTTCTCTTAAATTGTCAATATTCATATTTTTCTCCTACGGTAAATCTACATAGTAAGGTAATTCATTATCTAAATTAGCAGTACCACGTTTTGATTTTTCATAATTTTCTTTATAAATTTTTGTGTAATCAGGTTCGCCTGTAGATAGGCGAGGTACTTTATTTCCGCTACAATCATAAACCCATGGACGTTTGTCGGGGTCTGGATGAAAATCGTTCATTAATTTTCTCCTATAAACGAATCTGGTATATCTCTTTCGTTTGGTCTATCGCAGTCGCATGTAGTACACACGTCATTAACGCATTCTGGACAATCAGGAGAATAGCAATGACACCTATGACCGCAATTTTTACAGTAACGTGGTGCGCTTTGCATGCTATTCTCCTATTTGGTTAGCTAGTTTAGTATCTTGTCCCAAAACCATTTACATCTGCATTAAGTCTACGCTCAAGCTCTGCAAGTGTATAATTAGATTCCCGATACTTTAATGGTTGACTCATCGGTGTGCCAGGCCAACCACCTTTTTTTGCATCACTGAAGCGCATACTAAAAATTGTTTTAATTAAATTAAACATTTTTAACATAAACCTCCAGCGTCTTATGGTTAAGTTCTGCTAGAAGACTATAGTAAGTATGCTCTGGATATTCATGAAGCAGATGACGAGCAATTTGCTCATTAGCCGCAACTTGACGAGACACTTGAATAGCTTTTCCTATAGAAAGAAACCAGCTAAAAACACTGTTAGAAATACTAACAGCTACATCTTTAAGAGCTAATGAATAGCCCTTCATTACTATTGTTGTCATTCGATTTCCCCTTATGACTATTGATTGTTATCATTTGGGGACGCTTCTCTTCAGGAAGGACTACTTCGAGGCCAATCGCAAGTATGCCATCCTTCATTTCAGCTCCACGTACCTCAGTGTATTCTGAGAGACGAAACGACTTTTTGAACTTCCGAGCAGAGATACCTTTATGAAGATATTTGTCTTGTTCTCTACGCTGCTCACGCTGAGCAGTTACAGTCAAGATATGATCCTTCACTTCAATTGTAACATCTTTTTCGGTAAACCCAGCAACCGCTAATTCAACGATGTATTGAAACTCGTCTTCGCGAACCACGTTGTGTGGTGGATACGTATCTTTAGCTTGGCTGTGGATATTTTCGAGTTGATCGAAAATACGATCAAATCCAATGAATGCCTGACGCGGCAATGCATAAGTTCCTGTCATGTTAACCTCCGTTTATGGACAGTTGATTGTACCCGATTATCGGCGTACATAATTATATATAAACTTTACTTATTACCAATATTATATTTTGGACAAAGTTCCCAAGTATTTTTTTCTTTAAATGGTATAATTTTAATTTGCCTCATTGGTGCAAGAGGTTCAACCTTATTTGCAGCATGTAAACTAATTAAACCCCAATCGCTCATTAAAGTAGCTATAGTGTTGCGTCTTGCAATATCATTTTCTTCTAAATTAGATTTCTTACCATCTAACAAGAATAGCTCTTTAAAATGCACAATAAAATATCTACCTTGTTTATGTAAGATATGACAAGATTGAAATAACTTTTGATCTTTACGGGATGCGACACCGATACGTGTGAGTGTTTCTCTTACTTTCAGAAAATCATCTGGTTCGTTAAGAGTGACCTCTAGCATAGAGGCGGGTGTCCACTCAACTATTTTATTTTCTTCCACCTTTGTAAACCTTCTTCTTTAAATCATTAATCTGTTCAGATGTGAGAAGGGTCAAGGCCTGGCGGGCTTTTTCATTGCTATAGCCATAATATTCCTTAACTACTTCCACGTCACTTACGGTTTTAGGTTTCAACCATTTAGAAAACCTTTTCCGTTTACGTATAATATTTATAAAAAAGTCAAATTGTAAACGATGGTCGATGTGGTGCCAACGATTCATCTCGTTAGCCATTAATACTGTGTCATGAAAATAAGATAAACCTCGATTAACCATAAATGAATTATAGTCTTTCTCGGTAATATCATCGATCATGATGTTCTTTTTCGTGGTGTTTATGGCGTTCAAATATTGGAATGGATTTGTCATCATATATGCTCCATGGTCTTGTTACCCAGCAAAGAAAGATATAAAGCGGTATGCATAATATTATCATACCACTAAAATCTAAGAAAAAACTAGAAATAATAGCAACTTGAAATGTTAATATCAAGCTGGTCTTATCACTAGTACTTAAAGCTTTCCACCCCTCCAACATAGTTTTCTAGATCCATCTCTGCTTGTAAAATTTCGTGTGTAAATTCTTGAGTATCAACTTTATTTAAATGTGTTTTATTCCAGTAAAGAACAGGTACTGTACGATGACCACGCTCTTTTAAAAACTGCTTTTGTTCAATTTGATAACTGATGTTAACTTCATCCCAGTTATATCCCCATTCTTGTAGCTTAGTTTTCATTATATTACAATACGGACAATCGTTTTGAGTATAGAGCACTAGACCTCTAATTGAATTTGACATTAGCCATAATCTCCGTCATACATGCTACAACGTTGAGTTCATGGTCAGCAACGAAAGCATTTTTATATTGATAGTCTGCTAAAATAAGAACTAATTGAGGTATAGAAGAAGGTTCAACCTTGTCACTCATTTTATCATAGATGCCGCGAAATATAGCCACAGCATCTGTATCTATATTATTAACGACCCATGACCGCATCTTTTTGAAATCTTTATCTTTTAATACAACAAAAAGATCGTCAAACGCTCCAATAGAAACATCAACATTCCCAACCAAAGGCCCCAAAATAGAACTTCTTTGAAGCTCATTGATGATCCTTCGCCAATCTGGCGCATGCTTAATGATAATCGGCGGAAGAGATTTTTCATTGAACTCTACTCCTTCTTCAGTTAGAATGTACTTAGCTCGTTCAAAAAACGATTGCGCAAGTACTGCCATATCTTTCTTTGAAGTATTGAATTCATATACACCACAGCGAGAATGAAGAGGTTCAATGATTCGATTCTTAAAGTTACATGT